TGAAAGGCCAAAACAAGCGTCCCGCTCAGACGGTTGCCTCAGCCTCAAGAACAGCCACAACTGGGCGCAGTGGGAGAAAGGTTCGACTCACCCCGAGCCAAGTCGCAATAGCGAAAAAATTGGGTGTGCCACTTGAAGAATACGCGAAATACGTGAAGGAGTAATAGAGATGACTGAACAAAACAAGATCGACAGAACCCCTCGCGCAACTAAAACTAGGGAGAAACAAGCTGTGCGTAAACCTTGGGCTCCCCCCTCTGTATTAGATGCACCGCCTGCACCTGACGGTTATACCCATCGTTGGCTCCGCGCCGAAACGCGAGGATTTGATGATACTAAAAACGTCAGTTCCAAACTAAGGGAAGGTTGGGAATTAGTTCGTAAGGACCAATACCCTGATTTTGAAGGACCCGTAGTTGAATCAGGTAAGTATTCAGGTGTTTTTGGACAGGGTGGTTTAATTCTCGCAAGAATGCCATTAGAAACCGTACAAGAACGTACCGACCACTTCAAAAGAAGAAGTCAAGATCAGATTGATGCGGTAGACCATGACATGATGCGAGAGAATTCACATTCGACTATGACGATTAATAAACCTGATCGTCAATCTCGTGTAACTTTTGGTGGTCCTAAAAAATAATATAGGACTGCTCTTTTAGGAGAAAAATATCATGGCAAATGCAACAACCGCCTATGGTCTTCGTCCTATTGGGCTCGTTGGAAGTGGTGCTAATTCAACCGGTGTAACCGAGTATGAAATTGCTTCTAACAACACTAATGCTATTTTTCAGTACTCCATCTGCGTTCCTCTAGCAGCAGGTGTTATTGATCAAGCAGGTGCCACAAGTGGTGGAACCACGCAAGCATTAGGTGTCCTTATGGGCGTTCAGTACCAAGACTCTGTACAGAAAAAACCTGTATGGTTAAACTACTGGCCTGGTTCGGCCTCTGTTAGCGTTGACACTAACTATCCAGTTAAGGCCTTCGTAGCAGATAACCCTAACCAATTATTCAAGGTAGCTTCAGACGCTTCGCTAACAGCCCGTGCAACGGCTCTTGCAGCGGTGTTTGCTAACGCTTCTCTTGGAACCTCCGCACGAACTGGAAGCACCGATACAGGTGTTGCTAGTGGTGCTCTTAGCGTGTCTTCAATTGCGACAACAGCGACTTTACCACTTCGAATCGTCGGTATTATGGATGATGAAGCAAACAGCGATTATACCGCTGCTGGTATTCCGTTGATGGTTAGATTAAATGCACATTTCAACGCCGGAACCCGTAGGTTTGATTCACAAACCACTGCGGATTCTACCGGTATTTAAGGAGGGTTAAACTATGGCTATTTCTCGCGCACAACTGGCGAAAGAGCTAGAACCCGGCCTTAATGCCTTGTTCGGGCTCGAATACAACCGTTACGAAAATGAGCATTCTGAAATCTTTGAAGAAGAGTCTTCGGACAGAGCTTTTGAAGAAGAAGTAATGCTTGCTGGTTTTTCTACAGCACCTGTCAAAGGCGAGGGTACATCCATCAGCTTTGACGATGCTCAAGAAACATTTACAGCTCGTTACACACATGAAACCATCGCGCTTGCTTTCTCGATTACAGAAGAGGCTGTTGAAGACAACCTTTATGATCGACTTGCTTCGCGATACACCAAGGCCCTTGCACGTTCAATGGCTCAGACAAAACAAATCAAGGCCGCTTCTATATTGAACAATGCGTTCAATACAGCTAACCCTGTAGGTGACGGTGCAGCTCTTTGCTCTAGCGCTCACCCTAGTTTGTCTGGTAACCAACGTAACGTATTGTCTGTAGCCGCTGACCTCAACGAGACATCTCTTGAGCAAATGCTTATTGACATTGCAGGTCTTACCGATGAGCGTGGTCTAAAGATTGCTGTTCGTGGTACAAAGTTAATTATCCCTAAAGAACTGCAATTTATTGCGGAGCGGGTTATTAACTCAAACCTACGTTCAGGAACTGCTGACAACGACAACAACGCCATGAAGAACATGGGAATGCTTCCTGAAGGTGCAGTGGTAAACCACTTCCTAACGGATACAGACGCTTTCTTCATTAAGACAGACGCACCTAACGGCTTCAAATACTTTAACCGTTCGCCAATCAAAACGGCAATGGAAGGAGACTTTGATACCGGTAACATGCGATTTAAAGCACGAGAGCGTTACAGCTTTGGTGTTTCTGACTGGCGTGCTGTTTTCGGTACTCCCGGTGCATAACCTCTTGTAAAATAAGAATAAATCTTGTTTTGTAAGATATGGAAGGGATAGGTAAAACTATCCCTTTCTTTTTTGTTTAATTTTTTGTATGCTATACCTAACCTGACAGTTGCAATGGTGCGACTGACACTTGCCAAGACAGGAGAAAAAAATGGCTAATACAACGTTTAGTGGACCAGTTCGGTCCGAAAATGGTTTTTCTACTATTGTTAAAAGCAGCACCACTGGTGCCGTAACTAACTCAATGACTTTTTCAGAGTACACCGCAACAATTACGGTGGCTAATGGTGCGACCACGGGTAAAGAAGCCGCTATTGGGATACCTTCTAATTTTATTCCTATGGGTGTGGTAATTGCCGTTACTACAGCTTCGACTAATGCCGTAAATCTTGTTGACGTAGGTACCGACGCAGATACGGATGGTTTTGTTGATGGGATTACAGTTGCCGTAAATACTACCGGATTTAAAGGATTCTTTCCTTGTAACGGTGTTTTAGGTATGTCCGGCGGTTCTACTACAGCCTCTACCGCTACTGCGGATGAAGTTGAGCTAGTCGTCTCTGGAGATCCGGGTAGCGATACTGTTATTGTTTGCAAATTTATAGGAATTGCCGGGTCTTCTGACGATTCATAATAGGAGCCTTAAATGTCTGATTCTGATGTAAATTCAAAACGTGTTACCTCTACAGGTTCTCTTGCTGTAGGTCCTGCGCGTATTCGACAGATTCAGTTAAAAACCGCCGCAGGTACTCCCCGCCTTACCCTTACTGACGGGTCTGGCGGAGCTACGGTTCTTGATTTGGATTTTAATGCGTCAACCACACATTCGGTTAATATTCCGTCTAACGGGATTAGAGTTAACGATATATTTATATCGGTGGCTACTGACTTGACGGCCATAACTGTTTTTTATAATTAAGATATGGCGACAACCAAAGACGTAACTCGAACTCCGAGCGGAAAAATTAAATACCGGGGGGAAACTTTTCCGGGGTTTAATAAGCCTAAAAGGACTCCGGGTGCAAACAAAAAGTCCGCGGTTCTTGCTAAAAAAGGAAGTGAGATAAAATTAGTAAGGTTTGGTGATCCAAATATGTCTATTAAAAAAGATCAACCTGCTCGTCGTAAAAGTTTTAGAGCTAGACATAAATGTGACACATCGAAAGATAAATTTAGCGCCAGATATTGGTCGTGCAAAGCTTGGTAAAAATATGGCTCATTTAACTCCAGAAGAAGTTTTAAGCAAACTAGCTCACCACGAGATGAAGTGTGATCTTCGGTACAAAAACATTGAAGAAAGACTAGATTCTCAAAAGGAAGATTTAAAAGGTCTTAGTAACAAATTATGGTTTTTAGTCATTTTAATTATTGTTACGCCAATGGTTCACCGATTGTGGGGTTAAAATGGGGTCTAGAGTAAAAACAGGTCCGAAGTCTTCTCCTTGCGAAGTTACTTATTACAGAAAAGGCGGAGCCGTATCTAGCAAGTCAAAAGGCAGTAAAATTTGTCCGGAAGGTAAAGCTTGGGCTAAAAGAACATTTGATACTTATCCCAGCGCCTATGCTAATTTAGCCGCTTCAAAATATTGCAAAGATCCCAACTACGCCAAGAAGTCTAAAGGCGGAAAGAGAAAAGGCAAGTAATGGGCAAGTTACAAGATTGGGTAGATGAAGAATGGGTTCGTATAGATAGCTCCGGTAACATTGCCGGAGCTTGCGGTACGTCAAAAAACAAAAAAAATCCGGATCGTTGTCTTCCTAAAGCTAAAGCAAAAAGTTTAAGTAAAGAACAAAGAGCCTCTACTGCAAGAAAAAAGAAAAAAGAAGGTGCTAAAGGAAAACAAGTTGTAGCTAATACTTCATCGGCTAAAGTAACAAAGATGAAAAATGGTGGCGCTGTTATTGCTAGAGGTTGTGGAGCGGTTTTAAATGAACGCAGGAAACTAACCAGCGGCGCGGTTAGCTAGTTATGCGGTTGGAGTTTATAGGAGATCCTTTAGAAAAAGCAGTAACGGAAGAAATAATTGCTTGGTCTAAAGATGTTTTAGAAAAACCTAGCAAATTTTTTAACGGTCTGCCTCCTTGTCCTTATGCAAAACAAGCGTGGATGAAAGATAAAGTTGCTTTAGTTTTTAAAAAAGAAAAAACGTACCAAGATCTATATTCGGTTATTTCTTGTTTTGACGATAAATTTGATTTAGCTATATTGGTAGATTTAAATAGTGATAAAACTTCAGAAGAGTTTCATGATTATTTAGATGAACTAAACGGAGCTATTGCTAAAGGTTTTTTTATTGATAAAGACATTTGGGTAGTAGGATTTCATCCAGATGATGAAGCGGCAGAGTTTGCAGAAGAGGTAGATTTTGAAGCTTTAGTGGAGGTGGAATACTCTTTAATTTTTATTCAGAGGCTGTCTAAGTTGCAAGAGTCTGCATACAAAATTAAGAAAAACGGGTATTATGCTAATTATAATGAGGCGTACAACTCTTCTTATATTTTTAAACGTAGAGAAGAACTTTATAGGAGATTAAAAAATGGCGATGGCACCTAAAAAGATGCGTGGCGGCGGTATGGTTAAAAAGATGCGTGGCGGCGGTATGGTTAAAAAGATGAAAAATGGGGGCGAGGCTACCAACAGTATGAGCGTTGCGGAGCTTCGTAAAAAAGCTAAAGCAAAAGGGTATAAATTAGTTAAGGCCACCTAATTATGGCTACTTCCGGAAGCAAAGATTTTGAGTTAGATGTAGCCGATTACATCGAAGAGGCTTTTGAGCGTTGTGGCTTAGAGGTCAGGACGGGTTACGACTTAAAGACCGCTAAAAGGTCCCTTAATCTTATGCTTGCTGATTGGGCTAACCGTGGACTAAACCAGTGGACTATTAAACAGCGCTCATTAACGCTTGTTACTAACGACGGAGAATACGATTTATCCGCAGACGTAATAGACGTGTTATCGGTTGTTATTAGGGTGTCGGGGACAGACTATTCTTTAGAGCGATTAAGCCGAGATGAATACTTGACGATACCTACCAAGACTACCTCGGGAAGACCTAATCAGTTTTTCTTAGATCGGCAGCTTACCCCTAACCTAAAAGTGTGGCCCGTTCCGGACAGTTCGACCTCGTATACCGTTTATTATGATGCTTTGACACGGATGGATGATGCGGACACTTTTACTAACACGATGGATTTGCCCTTTAGGTTTTACCCTTGTTTAGCGGCAGGTTTAGCGTATTACCTGTCTTTAAAGAAAAACCCTAAGATGACTCCGATGCTAAAAACAATATATGAAGAAGAGTTTCAAAGGGCCGCTGAGGAGGATCGAGATAGAGCTTCCTTTAATGTTGTTCCTAAAATGAGTTACTACCGGTCTGGATAATGGCTAAATTTGCTTCA